AATGATAAGGAAACCATCGCAAAGATTCAGAAGGCAGTGGAGATTGCCAAGGAAGAAGGTAAGAGCAAGTGGGGCGGTAAGATTCCTGCGAACTTAAAAACACCTCTTCGTGACGGTGACATCGACAGACCTGATGATGAAGCGTATGCAGGCTGTATGTTCTTAAACGCCAACAGCCGTCAGGCACCTCAGGTGGTAGACAACAAGGTTCAGCCTATTTTGGATCAGAGCGAAGTTTACTCCGGTTGCTACGGAAGAGTGTCCGTAACATTTTACGCATACAATTCCAACGGCAATAAGGGCATTGCTGCAGGCCTTGGCAACGTGCAGAAACTTCGTGACGGAGAGCCTCTTGGTTCCAGAGCAAATGCGAAGGATGAGTTTGAGGCAGTGGAAGCAGAGGATGATTTCCTCTCATAGGAAATATGGGGCGGTGGTAACACTACCCCTTACATAGGAGGTTTTGTATGGAAATGTGGAAAGACATAGAAGGATATGAAAATAAATATCAGATTAGCAGTTTGGGGCGGCTTCGCAGTATGCCCCGTTATGTAAGAGGCAGGAACGGTTCTACCAGAAGACTGCCAATGCAGGTGTTGGAACTTACGAAAGAGCAGGTGCTTTTAGTTAGGCATCAGCTTGCCGAAGGAAAGCACCCTTATACCATAGCGGAAGAAATGGGTATCTCCCGTAAGGTAGTAAGCAAAATTAAATCGGGGAGGTCTTATGCATGGCTGAAATAATGGCAATTGATATTGAAACCTTCTCCGATGTGAGTCTGCCGGATGCAGGTGTGTATCGGTATGTGGCATCCGAGCAGTTTGAAATCATGCTGTTTGCTTACAGCATAGATGAAGGGGAAACCAAGGTTATAGACATAGCATCCGGTGAGAAGATACCGGAAGAAATTATGGAGTTACTTATGGATGACGGTGTGATAAAAACCGCATTCAACGCAGCCTTTGAACGAAACTGTATCAACCGACATTTCGGGCTTTCATTAAAGCCGGAAGTGTGGCGGTGTACGGCTGTTCAGTCGGCAATACTGGCATTACCGCTTTCCCTTGAAGGAGTAGGGGAAGCATTAAACCTTGATAAAAAGAAGATGGCAGAGGGAAAGGAACTAATCCGCTTTTTCTGTATGCCATGTAAGCCTACCAAGGCAAATGGTGGCAGGACAAGAAACCGTCCTACGGATGCACCGGAAAAGTGGGAATTGTTCAAAACTTACTGCAAGCGGGACGTGGATGTGGAAATGCAGATAAGGCAGAAACTGAAAAATTATCCCATACCGGAACGGGAGCAGGTGCTTTACTGCATGGACCAGAGAATCAATGACAGAGGCATCATGGTGGATATTCAGATGGTGCAACAGGCAATAGCGTGTGACCTTCTCTATAAGGATACGGCAACGAAGCGTGCTTATGAATTATCCGGTTTGGAAAATCCAAACAGCGTATCACAGCTTAAAGGGTGGCTATCGGATAAGGGATTGCAGGTAGATTCCCTTGCCAAGGATACCGTGAAGGAACTTGTGGATAAGACGGAGGGGGAAATATCGGAACTGTTGAAACTTCGTCTTGCCATGTCAAAGACCAGTGTAAAAAAGTATGAAGCCATTGAGCGTGCGGAGTGTAGCGGAAGGGTACACGGTCTGCTTCAGTTTTACGGAGCAAACAGAACCGGACGTTGGGCCGGCAGACTCGTGCAGATTCATAACCTCCCACAGAATCATATGGAGGATTTGGAACTGGCACGCTCCATTGTAAAAGAAGGTCGGTTTGATTTGGTGGAACTGTTATACGATTCCACACCGGAAGTGTTGTCGGAGTTAATCCGTACCGCATTTGTGGCAAAAGAAGGATGTCGGTTTATTATCAGTGACTTTTCCGCAATCGAAGCCAGAGTCCTTGCGTGGATGAGCGGAGAAGGATGGAGATTAAATGTGTTTTCCACACACGGCAAAATCTATGAAGCATCGGCATCTGCCATGTTCGGTGTTCCCATTGAGGAAATCGGTAAGACTTCTCCCCTTCGTCAGAAGGGAAAGATTGCGGAACTGGCACTTGGATATGGCGGTTCGGTAGGAGCCTTGGTATCAATGGGGGCGGTTAAGATGGGACTTTCGGAAGAGGAACTGCCGGAGCTTGTAACGCAGTGGAGAAATGCCAATCCTCATATTACACAGTTTTGGTGGAAGGTGGATGCGGCTGCATTTAAGGCGGTAAAGGAAAAGACTACGGTGCAGATGGAGAGGCTTATCTTCGAGTACAGGGGTGGCATCTTATTTATTCATCTGCCATCAGGAAGAAAACTGTCCTATATCAAGCCCAGAATGGAATTAAACAAATTCGGAAGGGAAGGCATTACCTACGAGGGCGTTGGCGAAAACAAGAAATGGACTCGGATTGAAACGTATGGTCCGAAGCTGGTGGAAAACATCGTACAGGCGGTATCAAGGGATATTTTGGCAGAAGCCATGCTGCGACTTGAGAAAGTGGGATTTGATATTGTGATGCACGTTCATGATGAAGTGGTGCTTGAGGTGCCTGAGGGGATTTCTTCGGTGGAAGAAGTCAATGAACTGATGGCAGTAAATCCCTCGTGGACGGCAGGACTTCCCTTAAAAGCAGCCGGATTTGAATCAACATTTTATAAAAAAGATTAGGAGGCAGGTAGCATGAAACTGTATGTATCAACGGGTAACTCCCGTATGGACAAAAAGTGGAACGGATGTGAGATGGAATTTGCCGAGTTTGCCGAGCGGGTATCCAAAACCATCCGAACAGCAGAAACGGTGGAGCAGTATAAGAAGCTGCCCAAGGCAAAGCAGGATGACATTAAAGACGTGGGCGGTTTTGTCCTCGGCAGATTAAAGGGTGGCAGAAGAAAGAAGGATACGGTGATATCAAGGTCAGCCATTACCCTTGATATGGATTACGGTACGGATGGCATTTTGGATGAAATTGAAATGTTCCATGATATGAAAATGCTCGCTTACAGTACCCATAAGCACACGGAGGAAAATCCGAGACTCAGACTTATCATTCCCATAACAAGGGAAGTGACACCGGATGAATACGGTGCGGTCAGCCGAATGCTTGCTAAAGATATCGGTATCGAATTATTCGATGATTCCACTTATGAACCGTCCCGTCTTATGTATTGGCCATCCACTTCTTCAGACGGAGAATTTGTTTTCCGTGAGATTGAAGGAGCGGTGGTAGACCCGGATGCGGTGCTTTCCCGGTACAAAGATTGGAAGGATGTATCCTCATGGCCGGTAAGTAACCGTCAGCATACTTTGGTGGAACGCACCTTAAAGAAACAGGCTGACCCACTTGCAAAAGACGGTTTGATTGGAGCATTTAACAGAACCTACCCCATCCGTGAAGCCATTGATACGTTTATTTCTGATATTTATCAGCCGTCTGCCATGACCGGAAGATATGACTATGTTCCTGCGGATTCGTCAGCAGGAGTGGTGGTATATGAAGAGGCATTTGTATTTTCCCATCATGCCACAGACCCTGCTTGTGGTAAGCTGATGAACGCATTTGATGTGGTGCGTATCCATCTGTTTGGAGATAAAGATGCCAAAGCGGATGAAGGTACGGAGCCGGGCAAACTTCCTTCTTTTAAGGCAATGCAGGATTTTGCTTCGCAGGATGAAAAGGTAAAAGAGACACTTGCAAGGGAACGTCAGCAGTTGGCGGTAGCCGAATTTGCCGAGGATGAGAACTGGCAGAAGAAACTGGAAATTGACCGTCAGGGCAAGGTAAAGGATACCCTTACCAATATCGCAACCATTATCCGGTGCGATAAGAATCTGAAGAATATTGTTTACAACGAGTTTAAGGACACCATTGATGTTATCGGAGTGCTTCCTTGGAAGCAGGTAAAGCCGGGATGGAATGACTCCGACCTTGCCAATGCCAAGGTGTATTTTGAAAAAGTGTACGGTATCTGGTCACCTACCAAATTTAAGGACGCACTGCTTGCGGTGGTTTCCGCTGACAGGCTTTACCACCCAATCAAAGAGTATTTTGCATCGCTGTCATGGGATGGAGTGGAGCGAATCGACACTTTGCTCATTGATTACTTCGGAGCAGATGACAGCAAATATGTGAGGGAGGTAACCCGTAAAACATTAGTGGCTGCGGTAGCACGTATTTTTAAGCCGGGAGTGAAGTTTGACTCCATCCTCGTGCTGAGTGGTCCGCAGGGAATGGGTAAGTCTACCTTCTTTGCCATCCTTGGCAGGGAGTGGTTTTCGGATTCCCTCTCCATCTCGGATATGAGGGATAAGACTGCAGCAGAGAAGTTGCAGGGATATTGGATTCTGGAAATCTCCGAAATGAACGGTATCAAAAAGACGGATGTGGAAACCGTGAAGTCCTTTGTGACCAGACAGGATGATAAGTTCCGTCAGGCATACGGAGTGAATGTGGAGAGCCACCCACGAAGTTGTATCATTGTGGGAAGCACCAACTCCGAATCCGGCTTCCTTCGTGATGTGACAGGTAACAGACGTTTTTGGCCGGTCCATGTTCCGGGAACGGGAGCGCACCATCCTTGGGAAGTGACGGAAGTCGACCAGATTTGGGCAGAGGCAATTGAATATTACAAAAATGGCGAAGAGTTGTTCCTTAAGGGCGAAGCTGCGGAAGAAGCCCATCGTATGCAACAGGATGCAATGGAGTCGGATGACAGAGAAGGTATCGTGCAGGATTACCTTGACCGTCTGCTTCCCGATTCATGGGATACGATGGATATTTATCAGCGCAGGGCATTCCTTGGCAATGGCGAGTTTGAATCCACAGGCATTACAGGCACGGTGGAGAGAAAGAAGGTCTGTATCATGGAAATATGGTGCGAGTGCTTTGGTAAGGAGCGTCAGAATCTTAAGAAGACGGACTCCTATGAAATGGAGGCTATCTTAAACAAAATCGGTGGTTGGAGAAAATATACCGGAAGTGCATCCGGTAAGTCCCGAATACCCCTTTATGGAATCCAGAAAACCTTTGAGCGAATTTAGCAAGGAAACAAAGGAACGGATTTTCTTGTTTCCCATGTTTCCCACACGCTAGTGGGAAACGGTGGTGGGAAACAGTATAGACACCTTGAAAAATAAGGGGTTGCGGTCTGTTGTTTCCCTGTTTCCCATTTTTTCTATATGAGTAATAAAAATGGGGATAAAAAGGTAGCGGAAACGTGTATAGGCGCGTAAGGGAATAAAACCACCAAGGAAACAGAAATGGGAAACGAGGTAAAGGGTTATGCGTGAAAGTACGATAGAGAGCCGTTTGCGAGAAGAGGCAAAAAAGCGTGGCGGCATGGCTATAAAGTTTGTATCTCCGGGACTGAATGGAGTACCGGACAGATTGGTTTTAATGCCCGGTGGCAGAATAGCGTTTGTTGAATTGAAAGCGCCGGGCAAAACACCAAGGGCATCACAGCTTAAGAGAAAGAGACAGTTGGAATGCTTGGGATTTAAAGTTTTTGTTGTGGATGGAACGGAGCAGATTGGAGGGATTTTGGATGAAATACAAGGCACATGATTATCAGGCGTTTGCTACGGATTTTATTATCAATCATCCGGTGAGTTGTCTGATTTTGGATATGGGACTTGGGAAGACGGTGGTAACACTGACCGCACTGTGGATTTTGCTTTTTGATTATTTTTTGGTGGGTCGCATTCTTGTGATAGCACCCAAGCGAGTGGCGGAGAATACATGGCCGGCAGAGATAAAGAAATGGGAGCATCTTTCTTTCCTTACCTATTCGGTGGTGGCGGGTACAAAGAAGCAAAGAGAGGATGCACTTGCGAAAAAGGCGGATGTGTATGTGATCGGAAGGGACAATCTGACTTGGCTTGTGGACAGCGGTAATTTTCATTTCGATATGGTAATCGTGGATGAACTCTCCAGTTTTAAATCTCCAAAGGCACAACGGTTTAAGTCCTTAAGGAAAGTAAGACCGTCCGTGGGAAGAATCGTTGGTCTTACCGGAACACCGGGAAATCTGATGGATCTGTGGGCAGAGATTGGTGTGCTTGATATGGGACAGAGGCTTGGAAGATTTATCGGTGGATACCGTAACAGGTTCTTTGTACCGGATAAAAGAAACCGTGAGATTATCTTTTCCTATAAACCAAGAGAGGGTGCAGAGGATAAAATTTATGAACTGATTTCGGATATCACGATTTCCATGAAGGCAGTGGATTACCTTGATATGCCGGAGTGCATTTACAACCGTGTGGAAGTATCCATGTCAAAAGAGGAAAAAGCACTCTATGAACAGTTGGAAAATGATATGATTATTCCTTTTGGAGAAGGGGAAGATATCGATGCGGTAAATGCAGGAGCATTAAGTAATAAATTACAGCAGATGGCAAATGGTGCTGTGTATGATGAATCCGGCAACGTGCATCATATCCATGACAGGAAATTGGATGCACTTGAGGATTTGATTGAAGCTGCCAATGAGAAACCACTGCTTGTGGCATATTGGTTTAAGCATGACAGGGACAGAATCATGAAGCGGTTTAAGGT